GCTGAAGTATCTGCTCTTGTATCTATAAAGACAGGTGTTGCTGAGATTCTTGTAGAACCTGATACACTAGTCGCTGATGATATGTGATATGTTCCAGCTTGTCGTGTTGTAGTAGTAGCAGCTGCCATTAAATTTATCGCAGGGTGTAAAAATGTATCTTTAACATCTGCCAAAGACATTGCTCTAATGTGATTATTAGTTGCCGCATAAACAGGCCATGTTGTTCCTGTGTCTGCTGTTGGAGTTGCTGAAGAACCAGTTGATGTTACCTTAGCAAAGTTGACAGTAACTGTACCCGGTTCAGCTGTTGTTCCTTCGTTAGGAAATGCTGTTGTACTTGTACTCGTTGCTCCAGCTTGTTTTCTTGTATCTGCAATAGTTCCTAAATTACCAGATGAGTTTACAACTGTTAATGCTACACTTGGACTTAATGAATATTGATATATAACTTGATCAACTATAGCAGCTACTTCTGCCGAAGTCATCTGTTGTAGATTTCCACTATTATTCTTTAAAGGTACTCTGACTGCCATGTTATCTTCCTTCTTAAATTAATATTACGAACTAGCACCAAATACTGTTTTCAAAACGGTTCCGCCTGAGTTTTGTATTTGTAATTCTACTGCATTCACACCAAGATTTGTTCTTGCTGTTCCAGCATTTGCTAAGTCACTTAAATTTGCTGTTTTAACCATTTTTAAACCTAAAGCCGTTGCTGTTGTAGCAGCAAAGTCGGCGTCATCACCTAGAGCAGCTGCCAATTCATTTAACGTATTTAAAGTATCTGGCGCTGAATCTGCGAGAGCAGAAAGACCTGCAGCAACGAAAGCTGTTGTAGCAAGTTGTGTTGTATTAGTTCCAGCATTTGCTGTTGGAGCAGCAGGTGTTCCTGTTAATGTAGGACTAGCCTTAGGAGCAAACGAAGTTGCAACGAAAGCTGTTGTCGCAATTTTTGTTGAACTATCACCAGCACTTGGTGTAGGGGCTGCAGCTGTTCCTGTTAATGTAGGACTTGCCTTAGGAGCAAACGAAGCAGTAACAAAAGCTGTTGTAGCAATTTTTGTTGTATTATCACCAGCACTTGCTGTTGGAGCAGCAGGTGTTCCCGTAAATGTTGGACTTGCTATCAATGAGTATGCTTGTAAATCTGATACATCTGCCTCAACAATTGTAATTGTGTTTGAAGCTGTGTTGATAGTTTTGTTTGTTAGTGTATCTGTTGTCGCCTTACCTACTAGTGTGTCAGTAGCCGCTGGCATAGTTAAAAGATTACCACTACCTACTTGATGTAATGATGGAATAACCGGTGTTGTTAATGTTTTGTTAGTTAAAGTTTGTGAACCAGCAAGAGTAGCAACAGTTGAATCAATCGCTACTGTTAATGTGTTACTTGCACCACTTGTGTCAATACCAGTACCACCTTCTATGTGTAAAACTTCACTATCTAAATCAATGTTTAAGTCACCACCTGAGTTACCTCTAAAATCTAAATCTGAAGCAGTTGCAACTGCGTCAACATATGCTTTAATAGATTGTTGAGTTGCAAGTTGTGTAGCAGAATCAGTTGCCATATTGTCTTCATCTAATATAGCTGTTCCACTAACGCCTGTATTTAAAACAGCGCTTGTAAGTGTTTTGTTAGTTAATGTCTTTGCTGTTCCTGAGAACAAAGTATCTAATTGTGATAATGCGATCTTACCCTCTGTTCCACCATCAGACGCTAATAATAAGTCTGTAGCAGCAAGAGTTGATCCTGTTAAATCGTTTGCCGTATCTATGTCGAGTGTGGCTGATACTGAACCAAACTCTAGTGCGCTTGCACCTGAATTTACTTTTAATACTTGACCGGCTGTTCCGATAGATAATGAGGCGCCAATACCTCCATCAGCCAATCCTATAAAGTCTGCTGATTGATATTCTGCAAGACCTGTTACATCAGATCCACTGAATGTTGCTTTTACTGGAGTTTTAGTTGCCATTGTTTATTCCTCTTTATCCTATTTATCCTATTACTAATGTTGTTACCGCAGAACCATCAGCCTTTTTAAACGGAAGATGAAACTGTTTTGTTACAACAGAATTTAAAAATTGTTGTACAGTAGTTATTGTCGTACTATTTATCAGAGTTATTAAGTGGGCTGTAGCGTCAGCTTCAATAAAAGGTATAACTTTTATACCACCACTTTGATTTACCCATTCTGATCCATCATAATAAATTTCATCACCTTCAGCTAAATCTGTAAATGTTACATCTGATAACGTACTAAAATTGCCGGGAGCCCCAACCTCTTTAATAGTTCCAGCGTCATTTACATAAAACTTTTGTGCCGAAGTATCAATAGCAACTTCCCCACTAGCTATATTACTAGTAGTGGGAGTTGAAGTTCCTCGTTTTAATTTTATAACTGTCGCCACAATATTCCTTTATATTATATATTAAAATGTTCCACCGTCAACAGCCTTAGCTGTTACGACACCTGAAGTAACTGTAAAGTCAGTTGCACTAAATGAAGCAACCCCTTTATTACTTGCAGATGCTAATTCAGCAGCAATAGTAATTGTTCCAGATGATTCTGCAACTGTCATACCTTCGCCTTGTGTAAATGTTATTGTGCTACCTAAAGCAGATGCAGTTGAATTTGTTCCATCTGTAACTGTTATAGCAGGATTTGCTAGTTTACCATTACTGATTGATCCAGCAAGTTTGCCTTCAGCAATTGAACCACCCAACATATCATTTGAAATTCCACCAGCTTTAACTCTAATCCGATCACTATTGATTTCGATAGAAGCGTCATCTACAGCAACTGCTAATGAATTACCAGTTTTTGTTATTGCGTCTCCACCTGTTATCTGACCAGCACCAGAGAACTGAGCAAGTGTAATTGCGTCTGTTCCTAATGTAGGTTCGCCATTATGTGTAAATACATAACCGTTATCAGCGTTAGCAGTTCCTTCTTCAACAAATACAAAAGCACCACCAGTAATTTCTGAAGCAGCATCTGCGTCTGGAGTTCTTGTTAGAACATAAGCAGCTGATCCTGAACCAACAGTTGTTACTGTATAGACACCGTTTGTTGTATTAGTTGATTGATCTTTTATTAATACTCTGTCGCCTGCAGTTGGTGTTTGCCCATCAATTACGAAAGCGGCATTTGAACCAGCAGTGATTGTTCCAGCAGCATTAGCATATGTTCCAGCAACGTTTGCTGTTGTAGCATATCTAACAGAAGCTTTTACATCTAAACCATTAGCAACACTATCAACATATGCTTTAGTAGCAGCATCTGTAGCAGCTGTCGGTAGAGAAACACTTGTTATTTTTGATGAATTAACATCTACTGTTCCTGATCCGTTTGGATCCAAAGTAATATTACCGTTTGAGTCAGTTGATGTAATACTATTACCATTAATCGTAAGATTATCTACAGCAATTTGTGTCATTGCTGCTAAAGCAGTAATTGTGTCACCAAGTGATACATCTGTTGAACCAATAACCATTCCATCATTTGCTAGTTTTGCATTAGCAACTGAACCTGATAGTTTACCACTAGACAATGAACCATCAACAATCTGAGAACCATTAATAGTTTTGTTAGTTAATGTGTCTGTACTATCAGCCTTTATGAAAGCTGAAGTTGAGTTACTGTAAGCATCTAAATCATTATTTACAACTAGATCAACTGTTCCATCAGCATCTTGGTAAGTTGCTGTAATTAATGTTTCAGTATTACTAGCGAACATCGCACCAGCGATGTCTTGTATTCTTTCAGCATTAACTGTAACGTCTCCAGAAGATACTGTAAAGTCATCACCATCAAATGTGGCAATACCTTTATTAGTTTCTGTAGCGTCTTCAGCAGCAATTGATATATTGTTGTTTGAAACTGTTGTAGTAATACCTTCACCACCAGCGAAAGTTAATGTTTCACCTGTGTTAAACGTATCAGCAGTACCTGAATCAGCAGCAACTGTAAATGAACCAGAAGCAACAGCACTAAAGCTTAATACACCTGAGCCATTAACTTTTAGAAATTGTCCATCAGAACCTGCCGTAGCGGGTAATGTTAAACTTACATCACCTGTAAGAGCGGCCGGAGACTTTAACAATACTGAATGAGCACCGTTGTTAGTTCCTTCGTTAAATTTAATTCCACCACCAGCAGTTGCGTTATTACCTACAAGTAGTTGATCTACTGCGTTATTTGAATCTGTGATTATAGCAGATGAAGCTGTTAGTGTTCCATGAACGTGATTTGCTAGATCAGCAAAATACTTACCACCAATAACTTCTACGTTAGCAGCAACTCCACCACTTTCCGTTCCTGTTCCTATGAAAAGTCTATCACCTAAATTATTTTGTGCGCCTGTACCATAAGTATAGGCCATTTGTCCTTGTCCGAGTTCACTTGGTGCGGCTACTCCTGCGGATCTTAATATTTTTATTACTGTTGCCATTGTTTTATGTTCCTTTAAAAGTTTCCACCATTTAGGTCTAATTGCCCAGTTGTGGTATTAATTTGATTTCTACTTACAAATTTATTACTAGAAGCGTCATACTGAAGTATGGCGCCGTCTTCCAAAGAAGTGGCATTCACATCATTTAAGCCAGTTAGAGTAGAAGCTGTTCCAGCACTTGGAACGGTAACAGAGACCTGAGTCGGACTTGAATTTGTCGAGTATATCTTTGCTTTGTTTTGTGCCATTTCTGGTCTCCTTCTCTCTTTTAAGTATATATTTATACTATAAAGTATATTTATAATAACTATTTATTAAAGATTAAACGGTGACTGATGGCGAAACTGTAATTATTCCTTCAACAACTCGTGTGATCGTACTATCCGATTGTTTTAGTATTTCAACGTCAAAAACGTATCTCGCAGGCGCTTCTAAAGCACTTGTTTGATCTGCTGAAAGAGAAAGAGTTACAACGCCTGAAGTGGCGTCATTCGCTATGTAAGTAGTAAATGTTGTTCGAGTACGAGTGCTAGCGTAGCCTTGCGCCAACTTAGCACTCGCAGTATATCCTGTCAAATCGAAGGCGTCTCCAGTATTAGCCCATACTGTTACGTCTGTCGAAAATGTAGTTCCTTGATCAATCCTTAGATTTACTGTCGCTGCCATTTAATTCTTCTAATCCTTTTTTAATCTTTTCATTATAATGATTAGTAAGAACCTCAATTTTCTCTAGTTCTACTATATGTCTAACTTTTGATGTTTGCATTTCCATTTTAGCAACAATACTGTTCCTAATATCTATGGGCAAATCATTTGTATTATATTCTTTACCATCAATTGTCATTGTCTCTTGTTTTACTTCTTTTGTCATTATCACCTCAGTTTGTTGTTATAAATTTATTTATACTAGTTCTTAATCTTATGGATTTTCGGATACTATCCAACCCGTACCTGTTATAAACAATATGTCAACAGTCTTTCTATTTGTACTTATTGTTATATTAGAACCAGCGCCGTTAATGTTATTACCATTACGATTTATTATTATATTATTAGTAGCCGCAGTGCCACTTAAATCTATGAATTTTATGTGTTGTCCTTGTGAAGGAGACGAAGGTAGAGTAGCTGTTACAGCATTACTTGAAGTATTTACTAGATATGCAGTATAGTTTGTAGCTGCTCCAATAGTAAAGTTAGAAGTTTTAGCAGTAAAGTCAACTAGCATTCCATCAGCATTACCTGTAGCAGTTGCAGCTATATTTGATTTAGTTATTCCTGGTATTTGTACATAAGTTCTATTACCTTTTACACCATGAAATAAATGAATAGGATTACCATCAGCAGCTGCAGCAGCAGTAGCAATACGTTCACCTACAACTTCAGACCAAAGCTCAAGACTATTATCAGTATTATATCTCATACTCACCATACCTTGTGCATTATTAACACCAAGTCTTCTCCATGAGTGTAATGAACCTGTTGGTAAAAAGTAATTAGCAGCAGAAGTATTAAAGTTCCAATCAGGACCAAGGAAACTTTCATTAGTTTGATATTGGAATCTATGTGTTAATAATTCTTCAGCATTTGTAAGTCCTGAAACTGCACTTCCTGTATAATTAGTACCAAAGAAATCACCTTGAGCAACTAAATTAAAGTTAATATTAAATTGCTGACCTGGTACAATAGATATTCCACTTTTAATAACAGTATGATCTTCAATACCATTTAAAGCACCATCTTCTGAATTATCAAAGTCATGTGCAACTTCCCATGTAACACTTGTAGCAGATTTAATAATATTAGGGAATGTAGCATTAGACCAAGCACCCATTTGTAATTTAAAAGAAGCTACAGATAACGGAGTAATTGTTCTAGCAATTGTATTTTCAGCACCACTAGTTTTATCTACTAATTCTAAATGACCATCACTTAAAAATCTAAGACATACAGGTGAACCAGCAGACATTCCATAATCGCTTCCACTCTGATAATTACTAACATTTGTGTTAGTAGCATTTACCCAGCTACTTGAACCATCTCTCCAATCAAAAACTGTACTATAACTATTGTTATCTAATTGTCCTAAATTATATTGTACAGGACTTTGGGCACCATCCCAAATACCTAATCTCATTTGTCTATCAGTAACTAGATTCCAATTAAACTCAGAGCCTCTAGTTAATTCTTCACCGTAATAAAAAGGACCTTTTGCCCATACTGCACTAGTCATTGTTGAAACACCAACTTGATTATCAGCATCAGCACCATATGATATATGCCAAGCAGCATCATTTTTAGTTAGATAATCATTAATAGTTAATATACTTGCGTTAGGGAATACAAATTCAGCGTCACAACCTAGTTGAATATTAAGTGAAGTTGTACTTGCACCTAAAGGTACTGAAGTTTTAGATATTATAACTTCATTAGCACCACTTAAATCTAAAAGAGTTAAATGTCCATCCAGTTCAAATCTAATAGCTATAACATCTCCTGATGAAACAGCATATCTATTTGAACCATTAGTATTATTTACTAACGGAGTATTTGTAGCTGTTAGATATCCACTATTAACTTGATACTTAAATCCTGTATGCCAATTATTATCAGTAGTCCAAGAATGATAAGTACCAGCGTGTGCTTCAGCACCGTCCCAAATACCCATTGTATGACTTTTATTAGGATTAGCAGTATATCTCATTTCTTTACCACGAGTTAAAGCTGTACCAAAATAAAAAGGTGCTCTTGCTGCTACACCTGCAGCTAAATTACTGACAGCATTATTAACATTTAAATTTGCTCTATCTCCAAAAGCATAATACCAATTGTTTCCTGTAGATATACCTGAAACATCATTAATCATAGTAGAAGCATCAATAGTAACTGTTGAAGCATCAGATTTAGTTAAAACTAAATTATTACCACTAACTGCACCACTTGATATAGTAGCTCCACCACTGCCACTAACTGTAACAGTTTTAGTTGTGCCTGTTCCACTAGCAGTTATACCAGAACCTACAAAGTTTATTGTTGTAGCAGCTGTTGATAATGATGAACCTTCTTCTTGTATAGTAAGCGCACTTCCACTAGCAGTTGAAGCAATTGTTCCATCAGAAGCAATAGTAATATTTGAACCTGCTGTTAGAGCAGCAACAACGTTAGTTGTGTCAGTAACATTAGCACTTGCTTCGATAGCATTTAATTTTGTATGATCTGCATCAGTAAATACGTTTGAATCACTCGCTGCTTCAACAGCAGTTCTAATTTGAGCGTCTGTCTGATCGGCTGTAGCACTTGCTTCAATAGCGTCTAGTTTAGAATGATCTGCATCTGTGAAAGCATTTGTATTACTTAAAGCCTCATAGGCTGTTTTAAGTTGAGAGGGACTTACAACGCCAGTATGACCAGAAACACTTGTAACACCACCAGATGGTACTACTAATTGTGTGAAATCGTCCATAGTTCCAGCAGAACCACCGTTATCAATATATGATTTATTTTCATCTGTTCTAACAACAACGTCACCTTGACTAGCTGATAAAGCTAATTGAGCAGATTCACTACCAACAGTAAATACATCTGTGATAGCAATATTATTAACTGAGATTGTTCCATCAGAAGCAATAGCAATATTAGTTCCAGCAGATAACGCATTTACAACGTTAGTCGTATCTGTAACATCAGCACTTGCCTCAACAGCGTTTAATTTTGAATGATCTGCATCAGTAAATACATTTGAATCCGTAGCAGCCTCAACAGCTGTTCTGATCTCAGCATTTGTTTGATCAGCAGTAGCACTAGCTTCAACAGCGTTTAATTTTGTATGATCGGCATCAGTAAATACATTTGAATTCGTAGCAGCCTCAACAGCTGCTCTAATTTCAGCGTTTGTTTGATCAGCAGTAGCACTTGCTTCGATAGCATTTAATTTTGTGTGATCAGCATCTGTGAAACCGTTTGTGTCACTTGCTGCTTCATATAAAGCTTTTATTTCTGCTCCAGTTAAATCGTCTTTCGCATTTGCTTCAACAGCGTTTAATTTTGTATGATCTGAATCAGTGAATACATTTGAATCCGTAGCAGCCTCAACAGCAGCTCTAACAGCAGCGTTAGACATACTAGACGCAGATGCAGATATCGTAATAGTTTTAGTTGTTCCTGTTCCAGTAGCAGTTACACCGCTACCAACGAAGTTAAGTACCGCTGCAGCTGTTGCTAAACTTGTTCCTTCTTCTTGTACAGTAATAGCACTTCCACCACCAGCATTATCGGCAACCCAAGCATAGTCTGAACCATTCCAACCTAATATCTGCCCAGATGAAGCTGATGCTGTATTTAAATGTGTATTAACTCTTGCATCTGTATAATACAGATTAGAGCCTTCAGTTAAATTAGCAGTTGTAGAACTTGATTCATCTAATAATTTTTTCCAAGCACTAGCATGAGAAAAATAAGCTTTACCCGTACCATGAACATGAGCAAACATACCGTGATATGTTGAAGCACTTGGTAGATCACCTTCAGCTGAATACAAGTTTGAGTATAATATTTTACCTGTTGTAGTAATATTATTAGAACCCATATCTAAATTAGAACCTACTACAGCAGCAATTGATCTCGCACTTGTGTGATATAAGTTTGAAGAACCTTCTGTAATATTGTCAGTAGTAACTGTTGAAAATTCTAAAGCATTTGCACCTGAATTTACTTTAACAAATTTTCCTGCTGCACTTGAATAGTTTGCTGGTGTGTCTGATAATCCAGTAAAGGTTGCTGAACCACCGCCGCCTGCTGTATCATCTGCTATTATCCATTTACTTGATGAACTTTGGTATTTTAAAATCTTGTCGTTAGCGATACCACTTGTATCAACATCTGATAATGCGTTGATACTTGACGCTGCTATTCTTACATCTGCTCTAGCGTCTGCTCTTGCACTTGTGTGATACAAGTTACTTGAACCCTCTGCGACCGCATCTGAATTACCTTGTGTGAATGATATAACACCAGTTGAAGAATTGTAAGCTAAACTTCCTGTTGCTGATATTGAACCTCTTGCTCTTGCAGTTGTGTGATACAAGTTACTTGAACCTTCAGCAATTTCATCTGAATTATCTTTTGTTAAAATTTGTGAGTCAACGTATGCTTTAACTGATTGTTGAGATGGAAGTTTAGTAGCACTATCTGATACCATGTTGTCTTCATCTATCAATGCGTTAGTAATTCTTGCATCTGCTCTTGCGTTTGTGAAATATAAATTAGTGCCTTCACTTAAATTTGTTGTTGACTTCGCTGTAAATCCTGCGTCAACTCTAGCGTCTGCTCTTGCAGTTGTGTGATACAAGTTTGAAGAACCCTCAGAAAGATTATCTGTATCTTTTGTTGCTAATTGAGTATTAAATCTTGGGTCAAATGTAGAGTTAAAATCACTAGTAGTTAATTTGGTAGCAATACTGTTAGTAATTGTTGTAGAGAAATTAGCGTCATCACCTAGTGCTGCTGCTATCTCATTTAATGTGTCTAATGCGCCTGGTGACGAATCAATTAAAGCGTCAACTTTTAATTGTGCTCTTGCGTCTGCTCTAGCATCTGTGTAGTATAAGTTTGTGCCTTCTGCTAAATCAGAGGTCGTCTTACCTGATAAATCAGTTGTAAAATTAGATGTACCATAACCATCATTTGTAATAGTTACTGTGTTACCACTAACTGCTGTTGTAACTCCTGTGCCACCAGCAATTTGTAAAGTTCCACCTAAGGCCTGAGTTATTGCTGTAGCTGCATCACCTCTAAATAAAATATTAGGGGTTGCTAATTTTGAATTGGGAATTGAACCCGCTAATTGAGCATTAGATATTGTTCCAATCAATGAACTTGTAGGGTAATCGGTAGCGTCTGATAGATTAAATGCTGGAGTAGCATCTGTTGAACCTAGACTTAATGTAAGACCACCTAAACTAATAGTAGTATTTAATGTTGTTCCGTCACCAAAACCGGTGTAAATTTCGTTGAAGTTGTCGTTGATTTTAGTAGCACCTACTCTTAACGTATCTCCTGATGCGTCATTTGCCGCTGATCCAATACCTACTGTTTGTTTTGTCATTTGTGTCTATTCCTTAGATGTTTTTATAATACTCATAGTATATTTATAACCAATTACTATTATTTATACAAGTTTTTTGTGATCTAATGTTAGTATAAATAGTATAAAAAAAGGAGTAATAATGAGTTTAGAAGTAAGATTTAGGTATACAAATACCGCCTATCCTGATAAGACCTTTGAATCTGTTCAGGTGTTTTTTTTAGATGAGTATTGTAATCCAGATACTGAAGTTAGAAAACTACATGATCAGTTATCTGAAGATTATCAATTAACAAAATTTACTGTGTTATCAGATGATAAGAAAAGTGTCATATATACTGTAATTCTAAAAAAAGAAGACGATAGAGAAAGATGGTTAGAAGAAAGAGCTGAATTAGGTGATATAGACAAGAATTTAAAAGAAGAATATCTGGGAACTGTCTGATCCATACGTTTCACACTTGACAAATATTGAAAAATATGTTATTATGTGAATAATTATAATTAAATAAACTAATAAGGAAAAACATGAAGAAATATAACCACTTTCGTAAATGCGGGTAGTGATACCGGTGGATTTCACCAAGTATTAACAATGATTGCTGACAAGTTAGGTAACTCTAATTTTATTCAAGCAAATAACCCAGTAGTTGCAGGAACACACTTTGATAATAGTAATGTTCTTACTATGTGGTCAACAGAATGGCCAGGAGATGCATCTCTTCCATCTGTAGTAATAGATAAAAATACAATCGTTGCTGTTCAAGCATACGAGACTATTCTTTGTAGTCGTACTTTTAATTCATTATCAGACATGAGTGGTAAAGATATTAAGATTGCAACATGGGGTTCAATCCCATCAGTTACAAAATTTCTTAATGATTTAGGAAAAAGTAACAATGTAAACTTTGATATCGTACCTTACGATGGTAGTGGTTCTACGACTAGAGGTTATCTAGGTAAAGATGCAGATACTATCTTTACAATTCAAACTAAACAATCAAAAGTTGAAGCTGACGGAAACTGTTTCGCATTTAGTTCTGAAGGTGATATAGAATATGCGTTTGTTGATATCATTTTAGCTGTTAATCCTGAAAATGGAGCACTAGAAGAATTCAGAAAAGCAGTATCTGAATTATCAATGACAGAAGCGTGGGAAACTGCCTTCGCTGGTTCAGTAACTTATGTAATGAATAACGATAACGCAACTTCACTTGTAAATAAAGTTGAAGCTGCTGTTACTTTAAATAGTAACTAAACGTATTCAATACAATTTTGAAGTTCGGTGTTGACGAGATTGAATGTTTTTCTCATTTCATTTTCGTCAGCGCCAGTAATTAGAAAAGAAATTCTAAGCTGTCTATCAGCTGTAACGTGAGTAAACTTTGGTATTGTCTTACCAGGTTTTAACCTATCCATATGATTATTAGTCGCACAAAAATATTTAGATAAGTGACTAATATCTTTATTATTTTTTATTATACCTGGTTTTAATTTAGAGGTAGCCCAGTAAAGGTGTTTATCAAAAGAAAATGATTCATCATTTAAAATTTTTGACATTATCTCATTGTTATGAATAGAGTCCATCTGTTGTAATCCTTGTCCTAGTCTAGGGTTACAATCTATATACTTAATAGTGTTTTCCCATGTATAAAAATCTGGTCCAGAAAAAAACATATTCTTTAAGTTTAAACTAGTAATAAGTTTATTAAAAAAGTTTTCAGCTGTTTCTACAACATTTTTAGGAACATCTTTATTATCAAAGCTCATCCAGCCATCACCTTTTGTTTCATATGAGTATTGACTAATTTGATTGTAACCAAGTGTACCTTTAACCCACATTAAAATTTTAAACTCTTGTTTATCATTTACATAACCATATGGACCCCACAGAGTAGAATCGTCTGGTAATTGTTCTTGAGCCATATGATAGTTATTACGATTATTAAACTCACCATCTGATTTACCTTTTTTATTATTTTCAAAGAATGATGAGTATGATCTAGTAAATTTATCGTAGGATTTAACGTGTAACAAAAAATCTTTTTTATTTTTAAACGATAGATAATTTAATCCACCTGGCTTTGCGCCTGAACCAATAACTGGTTTTATTATAAAAGGTTTATTCTCAAATACATCTAAATGAGTATGATCTGTGGGTATAACACTATGAGGAACGATACTATTAAGACCTATATCAATACACCAGTTATCCATCTTTGATTTATCTGATAAGATATCAGCGGCCTTTTCCGATATATTAGTTATGCCCCATTGTTTCTCTAACTTTGCTTGTATGGGTAATAAACTTTCTGATATCGTATAGACTCTGTCATATGGACCTACTATATCATCAAAGTTTTCAGTAACAACATCTACGTCATGTCCATTGGCTGTTAATCCTTTTTTAAGACATTCATATCTGTGCCAACCTCTTGGGTATCCTAATATTAAAGTACGCATAATTCAAATGTTACAGTGTGTGTATCTGGATTAGATATTTCTATTTTACAATTAAAAGTATCAACTAATCGCTTTCTTAAATAATCTATATCATAAAATGAATAAAAAGCAGAACAAGATTTTAACTTTAAAGTTTCATTTGATGGAGTAAATTTGTCTTGGTTAAATACTTGAATATCATTAACAGTACGCTTTTCTTCTTTCCTAGAAGTGGCAAGTAAATAAGAAATTTTATTATCATCTTCTTTAACCTGAAGTGGAAAACTAGTACCACTTATATCTGTACTATGATATCTATTGTAAATTAATTCTAACATATCAGTTTGGTTTTTATCATGGACATTAAATATAATTTTCTTTTTAGTTCTTTTAATAGCAAATTTTAATGTTTCAATTAAATCATTATAATCACACGAAATTGCTACATTATAAAAAAATGTATAGTCGTGTTCTTCTATGTCAGGAAACATTGTATTTGGATCTCCAGTTATATTATAAATCCAATTAAATTTATCATAAAAGTAAAAATTGGAATCTGGATATAAATACTTTCCATAATCTCTCGCTAGTGGAACCACGTCTAAACAAGAATACTTTGTAATAAAATTATCCTCATTATTATATAGTAAGTTTCCAGCACTACCACCAATATCTAATACAGAACCCGGCTCTTTAAAATAAGATTTAAACATTTCTTTTACGTGTCCAATTGGACTACCTAGTATTTGAGATGAAGCTTTCTTTAAAGGATATATTTTTCTTACATCATGTAAATCACTAGGGACACCTTCTCCTTTATAATCTATAAGAAAATTATTAAACTTTTTTTTATTCATATATTACCATCACTCTTATTAAATTATCCCAAAACAAATCTGTTAAGAAGTAACCATACAATACAGGAAAGGTATCAACTTTTCTTAATGAATACCCAATAGCACCTAATACTATTAATGAAATAACTATCCATTCTTTCACAGGATAAATGTTTATACTCATAATACATATGAACGTTACGATAGCAACAATAAATGTATTCTTATGTTTTTTATATAGTTGTGCTAATGTTCCTAACATATTAAAACAACCCCAGGATAATATTAAACCTACTACTAGAACAAAGGGAACATAATACAGAATATTAGTAAAGTAACCCATTGAATCTACACTAAAGGTAAACCCTTTTGTAACAATCAAATAGAATATCAACACTTCACTAGCAACAATTGGTATACCTAATATGATTAGAGGTAACAATGAGCTTAACGAACCACTATTGTTTGCCGCTTCAGCTGCTGCTATCTTATTTAAATCTTTCTTAACAAAGTTGGCACTCAAATAACTACCTAGTATATTGGTAACTCCTGGAATAAGACCACACCAGAACCCTATAAAACTTCCTATACCTGTTGATGGTAATGTACTTGTATCATAACCAAATTTAGTTATCTTTTGTTGTTCTCCTATTTCAATGTCTCTAAATTTTAATAACTCTGGTATAATGTATAGACAGATCATAACAGCACTAAAAGGAATACCTAATGTTAAGTAATCAATACCAAATGTTCCCCATGTTTCAAATGTTGTATTATTAAAACCTATCTTTGCTAATACACCACCTAGTAAAAAGAGAAGTATAGTTTTCCACACCTTTTGTTTTGACATAAAGGTTAATAAGACTATTGCTACACATATAATACTTAATTGTAAGGTACTATTATAGAATTGAAATATACTGTATAGACTAGACAGAAATAATAAGAACATTCCAATGGCAAAGATAGAACCTATTGTACTTGAAATTGCGTTATTACTAACAGCCAAATGTCCCTTGCCTTTTAAGAATAATTTGTGTCCATGTCTAGCAGTAACTACAGCTGTGGCATCACCAGGTATACCATATAAGATAGCTGTAACAGAATTGGTATAGTTAGATACAATTAGTATTGTTGTATAGAATAGTAATATATTAAATGGGTCTAAAGTAAGTAGTAATGGATAGAACGTTGCAATCGCTAAGAAAGGACCAGCGCCTGGTATAATACCAAACAACACTCCGGCTATAATTCCTAACGAACACCATAATATAGAAAGCATTTATTTTACCCTGCCATGATCTAACATTTTTTGAAATAAGTCTTTATCAAATTTTAAACACATAACTAATAACATTATTCCGTCAGTAGTAGAATGAACACTGTGTCTTTTATTACCATTAAAATACCAAAGAGAACCTTGTCTACCTTTAATAATTTTGTCATCATAAATCCATTTAAAATCTTTATCATTGCATTTAACAAACCCAACAAAT